GCTTTGACTTAAACCGTCTAGAGATGTTGAGAGTTGAGCAATACCTGCACCGGCGATCAAATCGCCCGCTATATCAAGCCCCAACAAGGCAGACTTCAAACCGATGGCTCTAATAATATCTGCCGGAAGCGTGTCGATCACCCATGTGACAACTAAATCTTGCGCCTGTGGAGCGTTGATCTCGATCGTGAAGTTGTCAAAGCGTCTTTCTTTAATCAGAGGATCACCGGCGGAGGCTTCAACCGACACTGTGTATAGGTCTGTAAAAGAACGAGGGGTGTTAACAACGATGCTCGTGTTACCTGCAACAATTGTCGCTGTGCCGGTGTAATAAGGAAAACCTGCCAAGTAATCAATTTCAAAATACGCAGGCACATAATACGCCGCCGAGAGCCCCCCTAAGCCAACAAGGACAGGTAAGCCTCCCGACACAAGATAACTACTCGCTCCCTCGGCCACAGGAATAATATGAATCTGCCCCGCGATCCCCTCTGTGATCGTTGCCCACTCGGGGGGGAGTTCTGCCTTTGAAGAACTGTTACCATAAAGGACAGACAGTTTCTCAACCTTTTGAAGAGGTCTATGGCGCGTTCTTATAGGAAACCACCCACCGACAGCATCGGGCTCTTTATCGTGACGCTCTCTGATCACTTGGGGATTGAAGACAAGACCAAGTTCGTCTTCAAGCGCTCGCTCTGCTTGTCTAATAGAGTCGCTGAAAACGCGATCCGGATAAGGGCTCCCATCATCGAGCGTTAGATCCACACCTAATAAAAAGGTGTCTTTGAGCCACTGCGAATCGTAGCCTCGCTCTGAGAGGGACGCCATGTGTTAACCCTCGCTCTTTTTAGGAGTGCTCTTCTTACGAGGCGCTCTCTTACGTTTAGGTTTTGGTTTCTCTTTTTCAACAGGGAGAGCGATGGGCTCTGCAACCTCGCCTAAAGAGAATAAAGATGTGTCCGAACCCGAGACTGAAGAGTTCTCACTCTGCTCGGGGTTGGAAGGAGGAGAAAGAAGGCACCACAAATTTGACTCTTCGAGTCGACGCTTTTGATTCTCAGTAAGCTCATTCTCGGGGGTGGTCAGCACCCCCTCCTTGACATCGATGTAACCTTCGCCGAAGCCACACTTACCTGTAAAACTTTTGTGATATTGCCACTTCATCTTTTAACTCTCCTCAGTTTGAAGTTTAGCCTCTTAGGAGTGAAGACCTAAGAGGATTGAATCTGTGATGCTAGACAGGCCGCTTGACTCAGTGGAACCTGCATTGTTAACCACAAACATCTTTGTTGGTAACTTGACAGCAGGAGCGCCAAACATCATGAGGAGGAACGGATAAGTGGTCTTGATTTGTGCAAGAGGGCGACGGACGAGAGAGAGCATTTGGAAATACTCCATATAGTCCGGTGCGCTGTTAACAAATACAATCTCGCTTGTACCGGGCACCTTAGCGTTAAAATCTTCAAACACAGTGGTTAAACCGTTGTTCTTAACCTCTCCTACGAGGAGAGCACCGTTCGCATTTGCGGCGTCTTTAGCAGAGCGATAAATCTGATAGAACTTCACAGAGGTGTTACCGTCAGCTTGAGCGATAGTGAAGGTGACCTTATCTCCGGCGTCCACTGCCACAACATTAGTGTCCACCGGAATGCCGACTCCATCATTCCCCACAGGAACGACTCTATAATAATAATTCCCTTGATCTGCCGCGACAAACTTGGAGGCCGCATCAGCAGGAGATAAAGGTTGAGCGCTAATCGTCGGAGTAACGACAGTGCCCTCAAAGACAGAGTGAGTGCCCGCTGCGGGAGCGATTCGGTCATGTCTCTCGAGGAATGGACACGCGATCACTTTTACAGGACCATAAGGACCTGTGATAGAGAGTTCATTCGCGCCAAAGGTGAGACTCTGACCGTTCACTTGGATTTGATCATGTCGTCCGCTGTGTACTGTTTGTTTGATAAGCTCTGACAATACGCGAGGAGTTACGAGAATAGATGAGATCATACCGTAAAACGGAGCGCTATAGAGAGCGCCGAGGATTTCAGAGAGGTATACAGCAGAAGGAGCCTTTCCTCTCAGATCAGCGACGTTACCACCGTCCTTGATCTGTTTGATAATACCGTCCCATGCGAGGCTGTTTAGGGAGTTATCTCCATGAAATAGCTCCTTCTCAACTCGTCGAAGGAGAGCCTCAGTGCCACGACGAGTTTCCTCTGCCATAACATCCGGACTTGGTCCCACGATATTAACAAAGCCTGCGACATCTGAGATCTCACGCTTCTCCGCAAGATAGCGAATCTGAACAGCGACTTTCTCATAAGTGCTACGATTCAATGCGGCAGTGCCACCTTCGGCGATAAAAGGAGAGTGCTCTGCGCCATGCCTCTTCACTCGGTTATACTCCACAACAGTATTCTGTGCAGGAGTCTTTTGGATCATCTTCCACAGCTTAAGGTCAGCCATACTAGATGTTGCAATACTTAAAGTCTGCTGTAGCTGTTGTGGAACGAGCGGACTGATATTGTTTGCTGTTGCGCTCCCACCATGTGGGGTGAGGGGTGTCTGATAACCAACAGAGCCCTTTTGAAGACTACTCATAGCAGCGGACATCTCGCTAGAAGAGGGGATATAGTTACTCATGAAATTTAACCTTTCAAATTAAATCTAGTGGCGACGTCAATAGGATCTGCGCCACTTTCAAGGAGAGCGACTGCTGAGAGGAGTTCTTGAGCACGCTCGGGACTCTCAGACGCTTGTGCGCTTAACGCTTTGAACAAATCCTCGCGCGAAGCAGTGCGAGGAGGCTCATCATTAGGTGAAGGGATAAAGGCGACGGACTTAGCAAGAGGTGCCACACGTTGAGGTGCCTGCGTTCTTGTATCGCGGAGATTCGCCATCTCCTCTTTGAGGCTATGAACGAGCTCAAGTACACCGGTGAGACCCTTAGCGAGAGCATCGTTTTGTGAGCGTTGCTCTTGGAGGAGATCGTCGAGCGCCGGTGCTATAACACCCGCGATGTCCGTCTGTCCTCTGTTTATAGCCTTCTCTAGTCTCTCCTGCTGTCTATTTTCAGTCTCGCGTTGAATAGTGGCGACCTCTTCTAAAACAGACAGGCTCTTTGAAAGTTTCTCTTCTGCCTCGCGGTCAGCGATGAAACTTTCAGCACGCCTCTCGGCTTCAGTAGAATCCACTCCGGCGGACTCCATTAATTCTTTTAGCTTTTGAGCATTCATGTTCTGCTCATCTCCTTCTCAATGTGACGAGCGAGGACGGATAACTTGTCAACACTCACTAAGGGAAAAATTCGAAATAACACTTTTATTATACGCTTAAACGAGACAGGGCGCAAAGACTCTGAGTCTGCTACGCTTAAAACATCGTCTAGTTGTTGGGGAATAAGGCTCTGAACACCACCTGTTGTTACAGCGGGAGTTTGATAACCCACGTTCCCTTTTACTAACATCGACTTCACTAAACTAAGGGCTGTGTGGGGGTTCACAGGATTTGTGGTTATTGCACAATGGAGGACTTTTGCTTTACGCACGATGTTTGGATTATAAGGGTCTCGGTCAATGATCTGTCCCTCCACTGAAAAACCGATCTTTCGAGAACGCCCCGCACGTTCCATTGCTTTTGCCAAACGGAAGATCTCGAGAGCTCTCGGTTGCTCTAATAAGAGCACACCTTCGATCTCTGTGGTTTTACCTTTTTGAATGACGCTCGTAGGATAACCTAATACGTTCTCCGCTCCCGGTCGATGTTCGTAATTAAAAACACCGTTGTTTTTGAAGTGGGAAAAGTCGAGACCGGACTGTTTTACAACCTCGCCTTGAAGATCAACAGCCTCGGTTGAAATAACACCTTTAATCTTTGCTGTCACTTCAGAGTTTTGCTCTGCCTTAACCAAATCTATGATCATCTCTTCACAAGCCTCCCCACTTTTGTCACTTTTTGATCGGGACCGACAGGTATTGTATCACACCTGCAATGGGGGTGAACAGGGAAAGCTGTCGGCACCCATGAGCGTTTGGGTCTTCCCACGTTTGTTCCGTTCGACGCAAGGTCCCCCACAGAGAATATAAAAGGTTCATTTGTAACAGGATCGATGAATAAACGTATGCAAGCACCACACGCTCCACTCTCCGGTATCCTCGCAACACGAGCACCCTCTCCGTCGAGCTCCACAGCTTGATATATTTGTCCCTCGTTATGCACCGCCTGTAACTCAGTCTCTGCGATTCGCTCAAAGTCCCTCGCTAAGTCTCCCACCCGCTGCCTAATGCGAAGTGCGACATCTCGCGCAGTGTCTTTAGTTAAAACGGCAGTGCCCACCTCTTCTCTAATCACTCGAAGTTTATCTGCTCGCCTCACAGGGTCCGGAGTGGAGAGTAACTCTTCACCGTTCCACTCTTCGTAAACAGAAGAGGAGAACTCATCTGCGTAAGAAGCGCCAAGACCTCTTATAAATCCCCCCGCCACTTGAAACGCCGAGACAAGTCCCGCTTTCTCTGCAGGACCGAAATACGAAGGCACTGCTCTCTGTTGAGGGGGAGGTGTTAGATTTAAAGGTTGAGGACGATCTATC